TTACGGGGTAATGCCAACCGCTGCCGCCACTTTGTCGCCACTTGGCAGCGTTGCCAGAGGATTGAAACGGAGCGCCGTTTCCAGATGATCCGGTGCCAGATGTGCGTAACGCATAGTCATTTTTATATCGTGGTGTCCGAGAATTTTTTGTAAGGCCAGAATGTTTCCACCCGACATCATGAAGTGCGCCGCAAACGTATGGCGCAGAACGTGTGTGAGTTGACCGCGAGGGAGCACGATAGACGTTTTTTCCATCACGGATAAAAATTGAAAATAGCAGTCTGTGAAGAAATTGAACCCATCAAGCGCCATGATCTCTTCGTAAAGCTCTTTACTGATAGGGATGCTTCTGTTTTTCTTCCCCTTCGTTCTTACAAAGGTAATTCGGTATTTGGTCACCTGTGAACGAGTAAGATTTACGGCTTCTCGCCAGCGTGCGCCTGTGCTTAAGCATATCTTAACTACCAGTGCCAGAATTGGGTCCTGACGTTTGCAATCAGCCAGTAATTCAACAATCTGCTCATGGGTAAGCCATGCCATCTCTTTTTCTGCGATGGTGAATTTTCGCATGTTCTCCAGTGGGTTCGGATACGACCATTCGCCCAGGCGGGATAGTTCGCTAAAAACACTACTTAGATAGCTTTGCTCCAGGTTAATGGTGACCGGGCTTGCTCCTTTCTTCCATTTCTCGCTGAAGTAGATCTCACCTGTCAGGCGTTTATCTCGATAGTGGGCAAACATTTTAGAGGTTAGATCAGTTGCAAGGGGATTGCCCAGAGCGTCAACCATCAGCAGCAATTTGTCATAGACATGCTGCCCAGCAGTCAGTGATTTACCATGTAGTTTGAACCATAGCTCAACCACGTCTTTCAGTGTTCGACGATCCACTGATTCACCTAGCCAGGGCTTTGCTTCGGTTTCTTCCATCGTGTGACGCTCAAAAGCCAGTGCTTCGCCTTTGGTGGCGAATTGTTTACGCACACGACGCCCACTACGTCCGGCGGGGTAACATTCGCAAAGCCATTTTCCTGTGGTGAGTTTTCGTACAGCCATAAAAAATGCCCTCCAATAGAGAGCATTTTTACTGTATGTATAACCAGTGTCAATGTATGAAATCCTGCGACCATACATCTCACTGAAGCCATAATGAAGTAGGCTATTCTTTTTGCTATGTGATCATGTAACTTTTGCGGTTAACCTGTGGCTCATTTTTATTTTAGGCGCAGATATAAAAGCAAAAGTTATCGTGAGTTTTTAGTACAGATTTTTTTGGATTTACTAATAGTTCCATCATTGCAAACGAATTTGCCATCAGAGGTACAGTGAGAAACACCTCCCTTTTTCCCTGAGCAGGGATAATTTCTAGCATAGGTAGCTAGTGGGTTTAATAACAAAGAACATGACAAAACCACAAAAAATACCTTACCAAGCATAATTTACTCCCGGTACTATTTAACATACTTGACTGTTAAACTTATAATTTTACCAATTATTTCAATGTCTTCTATCTTACATTCAAAGGCTCTGTTTCCACCCTCGACGAAGATTCTTCCACCGGGTAAACGAGTAATGTCACGGATCGTTATTTCGCCATCAATACTTATTACCCATTTACCATCACGTATATCATCAAATTCCTTATCACAAATAAATTCAGAATTATTATCTGTGATTACAAAAAGATTCTTGAATGCCGACGGTAGAAATTCTCTATCGAAAATATAAAAACCGTCTTCACACAAGGCCCCATCAGATAATACATATTTAGCAACTTCCATAGTATTTGTATTACCTGAAGTTTGCTTTGAACCATGCCCGGTTGTGAGCCAATTAAGCGAGGTGCCTGTTTCAAGGGCGCACTGGATTACCCATTCTGCTGGGAATGAGTCACGCATGTAGCGTGTGGCGAGTGTACTTTTAGAGATTCCTAAATGATCGCACAACGCCTGTCGAGTCTTGAATCCATAAGCTTCTACCATGCGCTCTATGGCGCCTCGTCCGCCTTTCTCCAAATTCATGGTCACTCCAAGTGAACTTTTATCTTGACGATTTCACCGTGCGATCGTATGTTTATGGTGTTCACAAAATACAAACGATCCGTATTCGTCCTGATTAATCATCATTAAACGAGGAATGTTGCATCATGAGACCTAACATTTCAATCACTCTTACCACGCCTCATGTGACTATTGAACGCTATAGCGAGCTGACAGGGCTATCCATCGATACCATCAATGACATGTTGGCTGATGGACGCCTTATCCGTCACCGTCTGCGCAAAGATAAAAAACGCGAAAAAGTGATGATCAACATAGCAGCAATGACCGTTGATGCGCTTTCAGAATGCAATCTAAACCTTAATTAGTTCGATTCTGAAATACATCAGAGGCATTGACCATGTTTGATTACCAAGTTTCCAAACATCCACATTTTGATGAAGCCTGTCGTGCATTTGCACTGCGCCACAATCTGGTGCAACTGGCAGAACGTGCAGGCATGAATGTGCAGATTCTGCGGAACAAGCTGAACCCAGCTCAGCCTCATTTATTAACCGCACCAGAAATCTGGCTGCTTACCGATCTGACTGAAGATTCAACGCTGGTAGATGGTTTTCTGGCACAGATTCATTGTCTGCCATGTGTACCGATTAATGAGGTGGCAAAAGAGAAACTGCCACATTACGTCATGAGTGCAACCGCAGAGATCGGGCGTGTTGCTGCAGGTGCGGTGTCTGGCGATGTAAAAACCTGTGCCGGTCGTCGTGATGCTATCAGCAGCATTAACTCTGTAACACGACTGATGGCGCTGGCGGCTGTTTCATTGCAGGCCCGTTTACAGGCTAATCCTGCGATGGCGAGTGCAGTTGATACCGTGACTGGCCTCGGTGCTTCATTTGGTTTGCTGTGAGGTGCTTATGCTGACGAAAGAACCATCATTTGCATCGCTGCTGGTTAAACAAAGCCCGGCAATGCATTACGGTCACGGCTGGATCATGGGGGAGGATGGTAAACGCTGGCATCCGTGCCGTTCACAAGATGAATTGCTGGCAGAACTATCTACGAAAAAACGGGGGAACAAATGGCTATTGAAGGCACTGCGGCGACTGTTCCATTAAGCCCCGGTGAACGCCTGAATGGACTTAATCACATTGCGGAGTTAAGGGCGAAAGTTTTTGGCCTGAATATTGAGTCAGAGCTTGAGCGGTTTATTAAAGATATGCGTGATTCACGGGATATTAATAGCGAACAAAATAAACGGGCACTGGCTGCCATATTCTTTATGGCAAAAATTCCAGCTGAACGTCATAGCATCAGCATTAATGAGCTGACCACTGACGAAAAGCGGGAGTTGATTAAAGCAATGAATCATTTTCGTGCAGTGGTGAGCTTATTTCCCAGACGGCTAACCATGCCGAATTAACCAACTAATGAAATTAATGGCGTAAACCCGCCGGGCATCCCTTTATCTAAATTCAGGAGAATTGATTATGCGTAATATTGAAACCCTCTCGACCAAAACCGGACCGGATGACGCAGGGCTTAATATTTTACTGACAGAGGCTCGTCTGGAAGAACGCCGGGCAAGGGCTGAAGCAATGGCAGCTCGCCTTGATAGCTTGGCGTGTCATATCACATCCCGCCAGCTAACCCACGTCGAAGCGGCAGAACTGCTTCGTGTGACTGCTGAAGCAATCCAGAACGAAGCGCAGGAGATCCACTAATGGCTGATGCAATGGATCTCGTACAGCAGCGCGTTGAAGAAGAACGCCAACGCCATATCCGTGCTGCCCGTGCCAAAACGCCGGGCGTGTCCCGCGTGCTTTGCATTGAGTGTGAAGCGCCAATTCCGCCAGCACGCCGCCGTGCCATTCCGGGTGTGCAGCTTTGCATTACCTGTCAGGAAATCGCAGAGCTGAAAGGCAAACATTACAACGGAGGTGCTGTATGAGCACCATCCTGAAATGGGCGGGAAATAAAACTGCCATAATGTCCGAACTGAAAAAACATCTTCCTGCTGGCCCGCGACTGGTTGAACCTTTCGCGGGTTCCTGTGCTGTGATGATGGAGACGGATTATCCCAGCTATCTGGTTGCGGATATTAATCCTGATTTAATCAACCTCTATAAAAAGGTTGCCGCTGATTGTGAATCGTTTATATCTCGCGCCAGAGTTTTATTTGAGATCGCAAACAGGGAGGTGGCTTATTACAACATAAGGCAGGAGTTTAATTACTCAACTGAAATTACTGATTTCATGAAAGCGGTATATTTCCTGTATCTCAATCGTCACGGTTACCGTGGTTTATGTCGCTATAACAAGAGCGGGCATTTCAACATTCCCTACGGTAATTATAAAAATCCGTATTTCCCTGAAAAAGAAATTCGCGCATTTGCAGAAAAGGCCCAGCGAGCAACGTTTATCTGCGCCAGCTTTGATGAAACGCTGGCGATGTTGAAGGCGGGGGATGTGGTGTATTGCGATCCGCCGTATGACGGTACGTTTTCCGGCTATCACACTGACGGCTTCACTGAAGATGACCAGTATCACCTGGCATCTGTTCTTGAACATCGGTCATCAGAAGGACATCCGGTCATTGTTTCTAACAGTGACACATCCCTGATCCGTTCGCTGTATCGCAATTTTACTCACCACTACATCAAGGCAAAACGCAGCATCGGTGTGGCAGCTGGCGAGGGTAAATCAGCAACAGAAATCATTGCTGTTTCCGGGCCGCGCTGCTGGGTGGGATTTGATTATTCGCGTGGCGTGGATAGTTCTGCCGTGTACGGAGTACGTGCATGAGTCATGCCGATATGAACAACTGCTGCGGCTTTAACGAAGCTGCCGCATCGTTCTCATGGAACAGCTCGAAAAAGGCCATTAACCCTTATCTGGACCCGGTGGAAGTTGCGCCGGTTTCTACGCTTTCAAACCTGATCACTCTGTACGCTGCCGATAACGAGCAGGAACAGCTGCGCCGTGAGGCGCTGAGTGATCAGGTCTGGGAGCGTTATTTCTTTAATGAATCCCGTGATCCTGTCCAGCGCGAAATGGAACAGGATAAGCTCATTAGTCGGGCAAAGCTGGCGCATGAGCAGCAGCGTTTTAATCCGGATATGGTCATTCTGGCGGACGTCAACGCCCAGCCTTCCCATATCAGCAAGCCGCTGATGCAACGTATTGAATACTTCAGCAGCCTGGGCAGGCCAAAGGCTTATTCCCGCTATTTACGTGAGACGATTAAGCCATGTCTGGAACGACTGGAGCATGTACGCGACAGTCAGCTATCTGCATCTTTTCGCTTTATGGCAAGCCATGAAGGGCTGGACGGCCTGCTGATCCTGCCTGAAATGAGTCAGGATCAGGTGAAACGCCTGTCCACCCTGGTAGCTGCGCATATGAGTATGTGCCTTGATGCCGCTTGTGGCGATTTGTATGCCACCGATGACGTTAAGCCAGAAGAAATCCGCAATACATGGGAAAGGGTGGCAGCGGAAACCCTGCGTCTGGATGTCATCCCGCCTGCGTTTGAGCAACTCCGTCGGAAAAGAAACCGCCGTAAACCCGTGCCCTATGAACTCATTCCGGGTTCGCTGGCGCGTATGTTGTGCGCCGACTGGTGGTATCGGAAATTATGGAAGATGCGTTGCGAATGGCGGGAAGAGCAGTTGCGTGCTGTCTGCCTTGTCAGCAAAAAAGCATCTCCCTATGTCAGCTATGAAGCCGTGTTGCATAAACGTGAGCAGCGCCGTAAGTCGCTGGAGTTTTTCCGTTCTCATGAACTGGTGAACGAAGACGGCGACACGCTAGACATGGAGGATGTGGTAAACGCCAGCAGCAGCAACCCTGCGCATCGCCGCAATGAGATGATGGCCTGTGTTAAAGGTCTGGAGCTTATCGCGGAAATGCGCGGTGACTGCGCCGTTTTCTACACCATCACCTGTCCGTCACGTTTCCATTCCACGCTAAATAACGGCAGGCCCAACCCGACCTGGACAAATGCGACGGTAAGACAAAGCAGCGATTATCTGGTCGGTATGTTTGCTGCATTTCGTAAGGCGATGCACAAAGCCGGGTTGCGCTGGTATGGCGTGCGGGTGGCTGAGCCGCATCACGACGGCACAGTTCACTGGCACCTGTTGTGTTTCATGCGCAAAAAAGACCGCCGCGCCATTACAGCATTGTTGCGTAAGTTTGCTATCCGTGAAGACCGCGAGGAGCTGGGCAATAACACGGGGCCGCGCTTTAAGTCTGAGCTGATTAACCCGCGCAAAGGAACGCCGACAAGCTACATAGCGAAATACATCAGTAAGAACATTGACGGGCGTGGTCTGACTGGCGAGATCAGCAAGGAAACGGGTAAATCTCTGCGTGATAACGCTGAATACGTGAATGCCTGGGCGTCTTTGCATCGTGTTCAGCAATTCCGCTTCTTTGGCATTCCGGGGCGTCAGGCTTACCGTGAACTGCGATTGCTGGCTGGTCAGGCGGCAAGGCAAAAGGGGGACAAAAAAGCAGGTGCGCCGGTACTGGATAACCCGCGCCTTGATGCCATCCTGGCTGCTGCTGATGCTGGTTGTTTTGCCACCTACATCATGAAGCAGGGCGGCGTACTGGTTCCCCGTAAATATCACCTCATCAGAACCGCTTATGAAATCAACGAAGAGCCGACCGCCTATGGCGATCACGGCATTCGTATTTATGGCATCTGGTCACCCATTGCAGAGGGCAAGATCTGCACTCATGCAGTGAAGTGGAAAATGGTTCGTAAAGCCGTTGACGTTCAGGAGGCGGCAGCCGACCAGGGCGCTTGCGCCCCTTGGACTCGTGGCAATAACTGTCCCCTTGCTGAAAATTTGAACCAACAGGAGAAAGATAAATCAGCTGATGGGGACACCAGAACGGACATTACCCGCATGGATGACAAGGAGTTGCACGATTACCTGCACAGTATGAGCAAAAAAGAGCGCCGGGAACTGGCTGCAAGGTTACGCCTGGTGAAACCGAAACGGCGTAAAGACTACAAACAGCGAATTACAGACCATCAGCGACTGCAGCTCGTCTATGAGCTGAAGTCCAGAGGATTTGATGGTAACGAGAAAGAGGTCGATTTACTCCTTCGCGGCGGCAGTATTCCGTCAGGAGCAGGCCTGCGTATCTTCTATCGGAACCAGCGTTTGCAGGAAGATGATAAGTGGCGGAACCTGTATTAATTACGCGGGTTAACAATTCGTGCTCTTAATAATACCAGGCATATCAGGCTGATGAACGTAAAAAAACGTTTTACATCAGTAATATTATTATATACTGTAAATATAAACAGTAGTTATCTATACAGTATTGTTTGCGGTGTCATAGGAGGAAAGATGCAGGACTATTTTTTGGAGTCTTTGAAGCTCCAGCGCATTGATTTTTTTCTTAAGCTTGTAGCGGCTAGTGAGTGTAGTGATGAAGAGAAGGGGCTGGCTCTGCAGTGGGTTTCTGAACTGACAGATGAACTCATGGCAAAAATCAGAACCCACGAATACAACCGCTCAATGGATGTCATCAGCTGAGGTGACTTTTATGCGCATTGAAATAATGATCGATAAAGAGCAGAAGATTAGCCAGTCTACACTGGACGCCCTTGAATCCGAGCTTTACCGCAATCTGCGCCCTCTGTATCCCAAAACGGTAATCCGTATCCGTAAAGGTAGCTCTAACGGTGTGGAACTGACCGGACTGCAACCGGACGAAGAAAGAAAACAAGTGATGAAAATTATGCAGAAGGTGTGGGAAGACGACAGCTGGCTGCATTAAGAAATGTTGCCCCCAGGAGGATTCATTCTAATGGGGGCTAGTTTGGGCAACGAGTGAAACGAGGCGTAAGGTGGGTAATCATTTTGATAAGTGATCGCCCACTTTGTGCCAAAAGCGGACATCGCAGATATGACAATATGTTAGTCAACCGCGATTAGATCAGTCAGTTGGAGATGGGGGGAAGTTACAAAAACTTGTCGTCCGCCATCTCCGACTACGGGTATTCTTAACTGTACATGCTCTTTCAATCGATGATTTTTGAGTAAGTGACTAACCTATTGTTTTGATAGTAATTAAACGTATAAACGTGCGGAGTTAATTTGAAAGTTATGTGTCTATGTTTGACAAGCAAAATTTTAAAGATTGGTTTTATCCACAGGTAATTTATGCTATTAATAGCCTCAAGCCCTGTAATTATTTTTATTTAAATGGATAAATTTGAAAATGAGTACATATCATAATGATCAGCCAATACTAGGTGGTCAAAATGACCCCGATTTATTAAACAGGCTCGATTTTGCAAATCACTTGGCAAATATTCTACTATTAAATCACAATGATGATTGCCTTACTGTATCTATAGAGGCAGAGTGGGGATATGGTAAAACGTCAGTGATAAATCTTATAAAAGGTGCTTTGAATGAAAAGGAGTTCTTACCAATAATAATAGAATATAATCCATGGCTGGCCGGTCAACCTGAATCCTTGATTCAGGATTTTTTATTACAGTTCTCTTCACAACTAAATATTAAAGACAATTCAAAAGCTGCTTTGGAAGCTTCAAAAGAATTAATTGCATACTCCAATCTCTTCAGTGTAGCAAAACTTATTCCAGGGACAGAACCTTGGGCATCTATCATAGAAAAAGTCCTCTCTAATTTTGGGAGTGCTACTAAAAAGATTGCTGAATTAAAAAAACTGGATCTTTTAGGTAGAAAAAAACAAGTAGAGAAGGCAATAAAAAAAATAAAAAATCCTATTGTGGTAATAATTGATGATATTGATCGATTGACTCCTGCAGAAACTTTTCAAGTTTTACGATTGGTTAAAGCAGTTGCAGATTTCTCAGGAACTTCTTTTTTACTTGCATTTGATCCTAATTATTTGATTTCTGTGCTTGATAAAAATAATATCGTCAATTCTTCGGAGTATCTTAATAAAATTGTTCAACTTCGAGTCCCACTTCCTGTAATCTCAGAAAGGGGTATGAATGAACTTGCAAATGCAGAACTGGAAAAGATAGCTAATAAATCTTTAACTGACAGATTCGAAAGTGATCAAGAAAGACTAAGCTGGATTTATCATAATTATTTTAAAAAACTAATTAAGAATCCGAGAGAGTTAAAAAGATTTTTTAACCATTTGAGATTCGTTTTAGAGCAAATTGAAGGGCAGGTATGTTTTTCTGATCTCTTTGCTTTATCTCTGGTCGCCACTAAATCGAGTTTGGTATACGAGCATATTAAAAGCACACCAGAGGCATATATAGGGAAGAGATTCACTAATGATGGCCTTTTGATGGATAAACCTCAAGATATTGTGGATAGATTTAGTGATGAGCGAAATAAGAAACTGAGTAATTTTTCTGATCAAGAGCGTTCAGTGATGCAGGAACTCTTAGGAGATATTTTCCCACTTCTACAGTCAAGCGGGTATTCTCATTATGGGGTTTCTGATCCCGATACAGCAGGAAGGGTTTCTGCACCACAAAGGCTTCATATTGCGTTTCATTATAAAACTCCAGCAGGGTATATTTCTGATCATGATATTATCAGTTTCATTAATGGAGATGTCAAAAGAAACGAATTTCTAAGAGATGTGCTCTCGCAAAATGCAGAAGAAAGATTTTTTGAAATGATGAATAATTATTCGAGTTATTGTAAGGATAATAGTTTTGAAATATTAACGTGTATTTATGATACTTTTCTGTTTTCTCAAGAATTGAAATCCTCATTGGAAAGAAACTATGGTTTTTTGACAAAAGATCTTTATAGAAGGATGAATTGGCTCACTAATAAGGTAATATCTGAAAGTGATGATAAATATGGGTTAATAAAGGGGGTTGTAGGTAGGCATGAGAATGCGCCACTTGGTGCAGACGTATTATGCCAAGCTCGTAAACAGATTCAAAATGGATGGAATGACAAAATATGGGTTAGTATTGAAGAATTGGCTGAACTTGAAGGTATCTTTCAACAGGTGGCTATTAAAGTTTTAAGTGATAAAATATATTTTGATTATCATCTTGAATCTCATATATTTTTCGAATTAAAGAGAGTTTCATCTCAATTTACATCAGAGTTTATTGCTTCTGTATTATCAAGTGATGGCCTGATTAGGATGTGTGAGATTATTGGTGAAACAGGTAGTGATTCAACAAATGGCCCTTATTTTAAGTTTGATGAAATTTACTTCGGGGAAATACTTGATGTGAATGAACTTCGAAATAAAGCGAAAAATTTAGATTTTTCAATTTATCCCACACGCATTCAAGCTGTACTTAAGAGTATTCTGGATGGACAAAAATATTATTTGAGAGATGCAACTGTTGGTGAAGATTGGTAATACTTTTATAGGCATGCTTAGAGATGATGGAGTATCTTTTTCTCCCTTTTGAGGAAGTGATTTCCAACTGGGCATGGATGCCACATCAAATGGACAGTTGTTGTCACCTGTCAGTTAGCTGCTATTTGTTTATAGCAGCTGAAAGCCCACTACATAGTTACACCAGAAGGAGTAACAATGTAGTGGATAGCTAAATTTGACCACCTTAACAGATATGTTAATTTCCCCCCTCGCTCACAGCGGACTTTCATCTTTGTAAACCCTTATAATTCGCTTTTCAGCGGTCATTCAGATACGGATTTACGCTTTCCTTGGCAGTGCATGACTATGACGCATGAGATCGCATGATCGTTTGAGGATCGTTTTTGCTGAGGCCAGCCAGAACTGGCGTGCTTTTGCTTATGTCATGCAGGTGCATGAAAACCACTACATAAAGTGGGCAGGCGTGGCGGGGATACGAGCGCGCGCTAACTCTTGGCTTTGTTTCATAATCAAAAATGTGATCATTGAGATTATTCTTAATTTTATGTTTGTCTATGAAATATCATTTCGCTTAACATTGTTTGAGTTAGGACTACATGAGAATAAAGAATGCTTTTACCCGTAAGTGTTACATCGTGTGGCTTGTATCACCCCTACTGGCATTTGGGAGAGCGCAACCCTCATAGCGATGAACTATCAAGGCAGATGATGGATTTTAAGGATGAAAATAATCGTAATCATCAAAGGGCTATTAACCGTTTTTCTCGATTAGCTATAGATAAGGTTGGGCGGTTAGTAATCAGAGGTGGCGGTGGGCGTTTTGTTGAGTCTCCTTTTTCGATAGCAGTCGTCCCATCTCACACTGAAGGCAGAATTTCACCGGCTTTGATTGAGGTCGCCGAGCGAATCGTAAATGTTCACCGTCGGGGCATTGTTGATTGCTGTTTGGAAAGAACACGCACTGTTCCTAGCGCACATCGTGAAGGAGGAGATCGCTCAATTACTGGTCACATGTCTAGTATCAGAGTTAGGGGTGGTAACCTCATGGGGCGAAATGTGTTACTACTAGATGATGTTAAAACAACAGGCGGTAGTTTGTCTGCGTGTTTTTATTTACTGGAGTCTGCAGGAGCTGGAGTTATAATGCCATTAGCTCTGCTAGAAACTGCAAACTATGAGGAGTAGCAAAGTGCACTCAGAAGAATTAAAAAATACACTTGGATTAGCTATTCAAATCGGGAAGCTAGCATCTGATCAAAGTGTATTGAAATTCTTTGAGCTTATTGATTTTGATGTTATTCGTGATATACGCGACTTAACTGAGATGGTTAATAGCCACGGGTTTCTAAAAGATAAAATATCTGAGACTGATTTTCTAATAGCGAATGCTGAATTGGAGAACCACCATGTTAATGGTGTGGAGCTAATACCATATGGGTCTGAATTCTATCCTCTTAGTTTAGCGTTTACTCCTAATCCACCATCAATTCTCTACATAAAAGGGGATAAAAGTATACTAAAAGAATTGCCGGGTGTCGCAATTGTAGGATCCCGTGATACTTCCCCTGCAGGGGAAGAAATAACGAGGCGAATCACTAATCAGATAGTGTCTGCTGGGTATATTGTTGTAAGTGGGTTAGCAATAGGCACTGATGCGAATGCTCATAAGGCAACGTTACAAGCAAAAGGAAAAACCATTGCTGTCTTGGCGCATGGTCTTGAGGAGGCTAAGCCGAAGCAAAACAGTCGACTTGCTCAAGAGATTCTGGATAAAGGTGGTGCATGGATTTCTGAGTATCCTATGGGGCGACCGGCCCAGAAACAATCATTTGTACAAAGAAATCGGATACAAGTTGGATTATCTGCAGGTTCAATTTTAATCGAGGCTGCGTTAAATAGCGGAACGATAACTCAAGCTGAGTTTGCAAATAAGGCTAAAAGACCAGTGTTTGCGGTTGTACCTCACCTACCTAATAATCCGCTTAATCTTAATTGTGAGGGAACAGTTGATTTAGTTAAGAGCAACATGGCTAGAGCGTTAAAAACAAAACGGGATTATGATGATGTGATTATGATCATAAATGAGTCTCGGGAGTATTTGTTAGAGCTAAAATGGCCAGGGAAACAGAGTACATTAGACTTGATTTAAAGCGCCTCTTTTAGAGGCACTTTGCTAAATTTGATATCTCTCGAATTTTATAATTTCTTCACCGCTCCAATGATTAAATTCTTTCATTCTTTTTTGTAATGGTAATAATTCATTTTTCACAAATACCTTACTAGCTTTTTCTACATCCCCAAATCCCCCAACATTATTAGGCATTATCCCCATCATCTGTGGCGGAACGCGATGTGCTGCCATCATGTCATCCCGGCTCACGTTCTTGATATTTAGAAACTCATCCTTCGCCGCAACTTCTGACAAAGGGATGATCTGAAGGCCGTCCTTTTTGCCGTTAGGCGAGTACATAAACAGGTTGCGGAAGTTACCCGGACCTTTGGCACTTTTCATTGCATTGCGGAGGTTGTTCACGTCCTCCTGGTTCTGCGCAGCATCGGTCATGTACATGATGAAGCCTGCATGACTACCGTTAATGTAATACTTGCGGCGGAACAGCGTGGCGGACTCATTGAGCAGGGCGGACGGAATGGCAGAAAGATAGCTGGGCAGGCCGTAGATCTCCTGGTTAATGTCCGGTTCCATCAGATGAAAAATGCTGCCTTTCGTGAACTGATACGGCTGGGTTGTCATACCGTATTGCACAAACCAGTAGGTATCCAGGTCTAACCCGCGTCGGGTGTATTTTGCCAGAGCAGGCTCAAGGGCGATAACTTCACCGAAGCGGTTCGTGCGTTTCTCCAGGTAGGCGTTACCAAATACCAGATAGTCCTGCACAAAACGTGAAAAAGCCTGCTGGCTGAGCAGCGGGTGAGGGATGTAGGTACTGGTCAGAATGTTGCATTTTACTGCAATTGGTGAGCTGTGATGCACGGCAGCGCGGAAGGTTCGTGCCAGTCCGTCAAAGCTGACGGGCGGCTCATACCAGCGGTCCATCTGTACGCATTCCACATAGTCCAGCAGTTCACGGCGGTCCAGAACAGGAACGGGATCGCCAAAGCTGAATGCTTCGGCTGAAGTCTGGCTTTTATGCTTGAGCTGATTCGTCGCCGCAGCGCGGTTTTTCTTACTCTTTCCCATCAAAAAATCTCCACAATATTGCTGGTATTGGCGGATTCGCCCTGCAGCGGTTCGTTAAACAGTGCGTGCATCGTTGCCCAGGCCAGATCGGCGTGGCTGGCTTCTTCGCTGCGGCTGGCTTCATAGGTCGGGCGGTTGCCGCTGGCGGTGGTGGCGCGACGGATTGCCATGAATGACTGCGCAATGTCGGTGTGCCCGGCGTCAAACTCCAGACGGCGGTGGCTGATAATGTCGTAGGCCTTGAGTACCAGGGCGTTTTTAACATTGGGGTTGTAGACAAACTCCCGGACGGCAGGAAAGAACGCTTTCACGTTCTCATAAACCCCGTGACCAACGCCGGTTGAGTCGATACCGATATAGGTCACGTTGTACTGTTCGGTGAGTTTTTTGATGGCGTCAGCCTGGGCGCGGAAGTCCATCCCGCGCCACTGGTGACGCTCAAGAATGCGGAACTTACCACCCGGCACGGCTGGCGGAGCCACCACCACGCATCCGGCACTGTCGCCGTTCTGCGTACCTTTTGCCGGGTCATAACCGATCCACACTTCGCGCCAGCCAAACGGGCGCAGGGCCAGTGCATGAAAGTCGGTCCAGACTTCCCAGCTGTCCACCATGCACGCCTGCAGTTCGCTGAGCGGGAACACGGACGCGAGATCGTCCACGAACTCGCACATCAGCAGGTTCTGGTATTCGTCCGGGCTGTACTCCATGCGTAGCTGGTCGAGGTCGAACAGGTTACAGCCGCCGCGCACCGCATCTTCCACGGTGACTATCTGGCGGTATTGCCCGTCTGCGCACAGCAGGCCGGGGGCCAAATTGCTGTGGGACAGGTCGATGTCCACCTTGTCAGCTTTGTTGCGTCCACGGTTGAACAGCGCACCGGACCAGAACGGATAAGCACTGTGGGTCAGGCTGGATGGCGTGGAAAAATAGGTTTGTCGCCATTTTTTGTGAATAGCCATCCCGGAAGCCACTTTGCGCAGCTCCTGGAATTTCGGTATCCAGAAATATTCATCCAGATACAGGTTGCCGTGATAACTCTGGGCCGTGCGGGCATTGGTGCCGAGGAAGTAAAGCGTGGCTCCGTTAGGAAGCACCATCGGATCGCCTTTTAGCTCCACCTCGACTTCTTTGGCGAAGTCGATGATGTATTGTTTAAAGACGTGGGCCTGAGCCTTACTGGCAGAAAGGAAAATCTGGTTACGTCCGGTAAGCAGGGCGTCAATCAGGGCTTCACGGGCAAAATAGAAGGTCGCGCCGATCTGGCGTGACTTCAGCAGGTTGCGGATGCGGTTGGTTTTTCCGGCTTCCCACCAGTGGCGCTGGTAGTTGAACATGGAGGAATGGAAGATTTCTTCCAGCTTCTCAATCTGCTCATCGGTGAAAACATTCTTTTCCGGCTGACGGCGTGGGCCTTTATTGCGGTTGGCGACGTTAGGGTTTAAGTCGGCTTCGTTGCCGCCATTGTTAAACTTGCCGATCCGCGCGTGGCGCTCAGACTGGCGCGCCAGCAGGTCAATCTCTTTGAAATCTTTCCCTTCTTTGTGCTCCTTCATAATGAGCTGGCAGTAGCGTGCGGCGGTGGTGAGCTGCATCTGATCCAGCGGCCCATAGTCACCCCACTTGTCGCGTTTTTTCCAGCTGTGAACGGTTGCAACTTTCTCGCCCAGCATTTCAGCAATGCGGGCTACGCGGTATCCCTGAAAGTACAGCAGCATGGCCTGCCGACGGGGATCGAGATCTGCGGGTGTCAGTGTGGTGTTCATGGCACAAACCTACAGCCTTGAATGAAGGCTTTCCCCGCCTGCGGTTTGTGTGGTTGTCGGTACAAATACCGCGCATTGTTTCACTGCCCCCATCACCGCAACCATAAGGCTCCAGTAAGTTTTTTCTAACGGAGCACGGCTCATGACAGTGAAAGCAAAGCGTTTTCGCATCGGGGTGGAAGGTGCCACTACCGACGGACGCGAAATCCAGCGTGAATGGCTGGAACAGATGGCAGCCAGCTACAATCCGGCGGTGTACACCGCGCTGATTAACCTTGAGCACATCAAGTCTTATCTTCCGGACAGCACCTTTAACCGCTACGGCAAGGTGACGGCGCTGTTTGCTGAAGAAATCACGGAAGGTCCGCTGGCAGGCAAGATGGCACTGTATGCCGACGTTGAGCCAACGGAGTCCTTGGTGGAACTGGTGAAAAAAGGCCAGAAATTATTCACCTCTATGGAAGTCAGCCCGAAGTTCGCTGATACGGGCAAAGCCTACCTGGTTGGCCTGGCTGCCACTGATGATCCTGCCAGTCTGGGTACGGAAATGCTGACATTCAGCGCCAGTGCAGCCCATAACCCGCTGGCAAACCGCAAGCAGAATCCCGCCAATCTCTTTACCGCCGCAGAGGAAACGGTGATCGAACTGGAAGAAGTCCAGGACGACAAACCGTCCCTGTTTGCCCGCGTCACGGCGCTGTTTACCAAAAAAGAGCAGTCCGATGACGCCCGGTTCTCTGATGTGCATAAGGCCGTGGAGCTGGTCGCCACTGAGCAGCAGAACCTGAGCGCACGCACCGAAAAATCCCTGTCTGAGCAGGAAGAACGTCTGTCTGAGCTGGAGACTGCCCTGCAGGCACAGCAGACCGCCTTTAACGAACTGGTGAATAAGCTGAGTCATGAAGACAGCCGACAGGACTACCGCCAGCGTGCAACAGGCGGTAACGCCCCCGCTGATACTCTGACCAATTGCTGATGGAGCACAAACCTGATGAAGAAGAATACCCGCTTTGCTTTTAACGCTTACCTGCAGCAACTGGCACGTCTGAACGGTGTGGCAGTTGAAGAACTGTCCAGCAAGTTCACTGTAGAGCCGTCTGTGCAGCAGACGCTGAAAGACCAGATCCAGCAGTCCGCCGCTTTCCTGACGCTGATTAACGTCACGCCAGTGACTGAGCAGTCCGGTCAGCTGCTGGGGCTGGGTGTTGGCAGCACCATTGCCGGAACCACTGACACCACCGCGAAAGAGCGTGAACCTGTCGATCCGACGCTGATGGTCGATGTGGAATACAAATGCGAGCAGACCAACTTTGACACGGTGCTGACCTACGCGAAGCTGGACCTGTGGGCGAAGTTTCAGGATTTCCAGGTGCGTATCCGTGACGCCATCGTGAAACGTCAGGCACTGGACCGCATCATGATCGGCTTTAACGGCGTGAAGCGTGCGAAAACCTCCAACCGTAGTGAAAACCCGCTGCTGCAGGATGTGAACAAAGGCTGGCTGCAGAAAATCCGTGAGGATGCACCGGATCACGTCATGGGCAGCACCACCACGGGCGGTGAAACCACTCCGGGTGCGGTGAAAGTCGGGAAAGGTGGCGAATATGCCAACCTGGACGCTGTGGTGATGGATGCCGTCAATGAGCTTATCGACGTGGTTTACCAGGACGATGACGATCTGGTGGTGATTTGCGGTCGTGAACTGTTGTCTGACAAGTATTTCCCGCTGGTCAACAAAGAGCAGGAAAACAGTGAAAAACTGGCTGCCGATATGATCATCAGCCAGAAACGCATGGGTGGCCTGCAGGCCGTGCGTGCGCCGTTCTTCCCGCCGAATGCGCTGCTGGTCACCCGTCTGGATAACCTGTCCATCTACTGGCAGGAAGACACCCGCCGCCGTTCAGTTATCGACAACCCGAAACGTGACCGGATTGAAAACTTTGAATCCGTTAATGAAGCCTATGTGGTTGAGGACTACCGCTGCGCCGCACTGGTGGAAAACATCCAGATTGGTGATTTCAGCGCCGCCGCAGCCGAAACCGGAGCGTAATCCATGAGCCTGAGTCCCGCACGGCAGCATCGCCTGCGCGTTCAGGCTGAACAGGCCGCCCGCGAGGGCGGCAGTGTTCGCCACGCATCGGGCTATGACCTGATGCTGCTGCAACTGGCGGAAGACCGCCGCCGTCTCAAGGGCGTTCAGTCCACGGTCAAAAAAGCGGAAATCAAGGTGGAGCTGCTGCCGAAGTACGCCGCCTGGGCAGAGGGTGTCCTGGCTGCCGGAGGCGCTCAACAGGATGACGTGCTGATGTACGTGATGCTGTGGCGCATTGATGCCGGAGATTATGCCGGGGCGCTGGAGATCGGGCGTCATGCCCTGCGTCATGGCTGGGTGATGCCGCTGGGTAACCGCAACGTGCAGACCGTGCTGGCAGAGGAAATGGCAGACGCCGCGCAGAGCGCAATGCTTGCCGCCACCGGCTTTGATGCCGATCTGTTGTTGCAGACGCTGGAGCTGACAGACGGTCTGGATATGCCGGACCAGTCACGGGCGCGTCTGCATAAAGCGATTGGCGCTGTCCTGAGTGAAAGCAATCCGGCTTCCGCCCTTAATCATCTCAACCATGCGTTACAGCTTGATCCCCGCTGTGGCGTGAAAAAAGACAAACAGCAGCTGGAGCGCAGACTGCGCAATGACAGCCGCTGACAGAACGTGCCCCCGCGCACGGGCGGCACGGGGTGGCGAAAGGCACTGCCACATCAAAACCCCGTCCACCGCCCTCTATTTCAGGAGAAAGCAGCATGAAGTTTGTTGCGCCAGAACAGGCACCGGAACAGGCGGAAATCATCAGAAATACGCCGTTCTGGCCTGATGTGGACCTGTCGGAGTTTCGCAGTGTCATGCGCACTGACGGCACGGTGACGCAGCCGCGTTTAAAGCAGGTTGCGCTGTCGGCAATTTCGGAGGTCAACGCAGAGCTGTATGAGTTTCGCAGACGTCAGCAGATGCTGGGGTATGTGTCGCTGGCTGAGGTTCCGGCGGAACAGTTGGACGGCAAAAGTGAGCGCATTCAGCACTATTTCAACGCGGTTTACTGCTGGGCACGCGCCATGCTCAACGAACGATACCAGGACTATGACGCCACGGCATCCGGTGTGAAGCGAGGCGAGGAACTGGCGGAATCCAGCGGTGATTTGTGGCGTGACGCCCGCTGGGCTATCAGCCGGGTGCAGGATGCGCCGCACTGCACAGTGGAGCTTATCTGATGAAAGTGCGTGCGCATCAGTATGACACGGTGGACGCGCTTTGCTGGCGTCATTACGGGCGCACGCAGGGTGTCACGGAGCAGGTACTGAAGGCAAATCCGGGGCTTGCCGAATATGGCCCCTTTTTACCTCACGGGCTGCAGGTGGAGCTGCCGGACATTCCGACCACCACCACCGTGCAGACCGTCCAGCTATGGGACTGAATTATGACGCTTGAGCGAATCAGCGCCTTTATCACGTACTGCATCGCCGTTGTGCTGGCCTGGCTGGGCGATTTGTCCATCAAGGATGCCTCAACGCTGGGCGGCCTGATGATTGGTGTGCTGATGCTGGCTATCAACTGGTACTACAAACACAAAGCCTACCAGCTTCTGCGCGACGGGCAGATCTCGCGGGAGGACTATGAATCCATCAATCGTTAAACGCTGCCTTGTCGGGGCCGTGCTGGCTATTGCTGCCACGCTGCCGGGGTTTCAGCAGCTTCACACCTCCGTGGAGGGGCTGAAACTGATTGCCGATTACGAAGGCTGTCGTCTGCAGCCGTATCAGTGCAGCGCGGGCGTCTGGACCGACGGCATTGGTAACACGTCAGGCGTCATTCCCGGCAAAACCATTACGGAACGACAGGCAGCAGAAGGACTGATTTCCAACGTGCTGCGTGTGGAGCGGGCGCTGGAAAGGTGTGTGAAACAACAGCCGCCGCAGAAGGTATATGACGCTGCGGTGTCGTTTGCCTTCAACGTGGGAACGGGCAATGCCTGCAATTCCACGCTGGTGAAATTACTCAATCAGCGGCGCTGGGCGGATGCGTGCCGACAGTTGCCGCGCTGGGTGTATGTGAAAGGTGTGTTTAATCAGGGGCTGGATAACCGCCGTGCGCGGGAGATGGCCTGGTGTTTACAGGGAGCAAACTGAAATGAAAAAGAAATTAATCAGCGGGCTGTTTCTGATGTTATGGATGGCGCTGTTAATCGCAGCAATGGTGTATCCCCAGGGGATTTTTCCGGTACTGGCAGCGTCCGGCGTTTGGGTAGCCTGTTTACTGATATGGGCGGTAATTCCGGTAGCACTGGCTGCGTTAATTAAGAATGGCCCGCTCTGGCAGGAGTTGAGGGCATCTTTGCTGAAGACAATTACCCGAAAAGAAAACGTATTTATCAGCTGGGTGATGCGATTGCTGATTGTCGTAAGTCTCGCCTGGACGGGGTGGGCTATTACCCTGGTCTTTTATCTACTGACCGTTATTGCCTTCTGGATCACCCGTAATCAGATGGCGCAACAGGTATCAGCATGAACCGGTTGCTGCTGGTTGTGCTGGCGTTATTACTGGCGGCGCTGGGCTGGCAGACGTGGCGGCTGGCTGATGCCAGCCAGACCATCAGCACGCAGGCAGACGAGCTGCAGAGCAAAAGCCAGGCACTGGCAAAGAGCAATAGCCAGCTTATCAGCCTGTCCATTCTGACTGAAACCAATAACCGGGAGCAGGCGCGGCTCTATGCCGAAGCAGAACAGACCAGTGTACTGCTGAGACAACGACAACACCGGATTGAGGAACTGAAACGTGAGAACGAGGATTTACGCCGCTGGGCTGATACACCTTTGCCTGCTGACATTATCCGGCTGCGGGAACGCCCCACACTCACCGGAGGTGCAGATTACCGTCAGTGGTTGTCCGCGAGTGACGCCGTGTCGGCTGGGACAGGCAGCGCCGCGCACTAACGGTGGCCTGAACGCGTTGCTGGATGAAACGGAGGCCGCCTGGGCGGTCTGTGCAGACAAAGTGGACATGATTATTGCGTGTCAGGAGCGAAACAGTGAACAAACCACAATCCCTGCGCCACGCCCTCAATAAAGCGGTGCCTTATGTCCGCAATAACCCGGACAAACTGCATCTGTTTGTGGATAACGGTTCGCTGGTTGCCACGGGGGCCAGCTCCATGTCATGGGAGTACCGCTATACCCTGAACGTGGTGATAGAGGATTTCAGCGGCGACCAGAATCTGCTGATGGCCCCGGTTTTACTGTGGCTTCGGGATAACCAGCCCGATGCCATCAATAACCCGGCGTTACGGGAAAAGCTATTCACCTTTGAGGTGGATATTTTGCGCAACGATGTCTGTGATATCAGCCTTAACCTGCAATTGACGGAACGTGTGCTGGTCAGTACTGACGGCAGTGTGTCGAGCGTTGAAGCTGTAGCAGAACCCGATGAACCTGAAGAAATGTGGACGGTGAAACGTGGCTGAACTGCAGAAGGTGGACGACTGGCTGAGTGCCTTGCTGGCGAATCTGGAACCAGCCACGAGAAGCCGCATGATGCGCCAGCTGGCGCAGGAACTGCGCCGGACACAGCAGCAGAATATCAGGATGCAGCGCAATCCAGATGGCAGCAGTTATGAACCGCGCAGGGTAACAGCACGCAGCAAGAAAGGCCGCATCAAACGTCAGATGTTTGCAAAGTTGCGCACCACAAAATACCTGAAAACTGCCGCCAGCGCCGACTCTGCCAGCGTACAGTTTGAAGGCAAGGTGCAGCGTATTGCCCGTGTTCACCATTACGGCCTGCGTGATCGCGTCAGTCGCAAAGGACCGGAGGTCCGTTACGCAGAGCGCCGCCTGCTGGGTGTAAATGATGATGTTGAGGCAATGACCCGCGACATGATTCTGCAATGGCTGGCGGGGTGATCTTTGTATCAGCACTGATACAAGTTGCAGCACTGCCGCCTTTCTTCCCCTGATGGCAACCTTTCCCTATGAACGCACAATTAACCGAAATCATGCGCCTTATCACCAACCTGATCCGCACTGGTGTAGTCACCGAAGTGGACCGGGAAAACTGGCTTTGCCGGGTGAAAACGAGCGACCTTGAAACCAACTGGATTAACTGGCTGACGCTGCGCGCGGGTAATGCCCGCACATGGTGGAAACCATCGGAAGGTGAGCAGGTGGTGCTGCTGAGTCTGGGCGGCAATCTGGAGACGGCCTTTGCGCTGCCCGCTGTCTATTCGAATCAGTTCGCACCACCGTCGACGTCGGCGGACGCCTGTGTGACAGAACATCCTGACGGTGGCTGGTTTGAATACGAACCCGCCAGTGGGCGCTGGTATGTCAGGGGCATCAAATCAATGGTCATTGAGGCCGCTGACAACATCACCATGAAAACCAGTGAGTTTGTACTGGAGGCTGACCGCACGCGCATTAACAGCGAAGTGGTGATCAATGGTGGCGTTACCCAGGGCGGCGGAGCGATGAGTTCTAACGGGATCGCGGTTGATGCGCATCAGCATACTGGCGTCCTGAAAGGCGGCGATACCACCGGAGGTCCGGTATGACGCTTTATAGCGGGATGAACAATACCAGCGGTAAAGCTATTACTGATATTGACCATCTGCGCCAGTCGGTGCGGGACATTCTGCTGACACCGCAGGGTAGCCGCATTGCCCGCCGGGAATATGGTTCCCTGCTGTCGGCTTTAATAGATCAGCCACAAAATCCGGTGTTACGCCTGCAGGTCATGTCGGCTGTGTATGTGGCACTGAGTCGCTGGGAGCCACGGCTGACGCTGGATTCCATCACCATCAACAGCAATTTTGACGGTTCAATGGTGGTGGAGCTGACCGGGCGGCGGAATAACGGTGTGCCTGTGTCCCTTTCCGTATCAACAGGAGCAGAGAATGGCAGTGATTGACCTTTCGCAGTTGCCTGCGCCGCAGATTGTGGATGTGCCGGACTTTGAGACGCTGCTTGCCGAACGCAAGGCAGAATTTGTGGCGCTTCATCCGAAAGATGAGCAGGAGGCTGTGATCCGCACGCTGGAACTGGAATCTGAACCCGTCACCAAATTGCTGCAGGAGAACGCTTACCGTGAGTTGCTTCTGCGCCAGCGCATTAACGAAGCCGCGCAGGCGGTGATGGTGGCTTACGCGATGGGCGGCGATCTGGACCAGCTCGCTGCCAACTACAACGTGAAACGCCTGACGGTGACGCCTGCTGATGATGACGCTGTGCCGCCCGTTGCAGCTGTGATGGAAAGCGATGAAGCGTTACGCCTGCGTGTGCCTGCAGCCTTTGAGGGGCTTTCAGTTGCGGGGCCAACTGCAGCTTATGAATTTCATGCCCGAAGCGCCGACGGTCGGGTGGCGGATGCCAGTGCAACCAGTCCGGCACCTGCAGAGGTGGTGCTGACAGTCCTTAGCCGCGAAGGCGACGGAACAGCAGAAAAAGACCTGCTGGATGTGGTGGAAAAAGCCCTGAACAGTGAGAACGTCCGCCCGGTGGCTGACCGTCTGACGGTTCGCAGTGCAGAAATCATCCCGTACCGTGTGGAAGCCACCATTTTTCTCTATCCGGGACCGGAAGCGGAGCCGGTAATGGCAGCGGCAAAAGCCAGCCTGCAGAAGTACATCGCCAGTCAGACGCGGCTTGGTCGGGATATTCGCCGTAGTGCCATTTTTGCCGCGCTGCATGTTGAGGGGGTTCAACGTGTGGAGCTGGCTTCACCGCTGGCGGATGTGGTCCTGAACAAAACACAGGCCGCATCATGTACGCAGTGGAGCGTAACCAACGGAGGAACGGATGAATAGTCTGCTGCCACCGGGTTCAACTTCACTGGAGCGCCGACTGGCGCAAACCTGCAGCGGGATTTCTGATCTGCAGGTGCCGCTTCGTGACTTGTGGAATCCGGCAACCTGTCCGGTCAGTTTCCTGCCTTATCTCGCCTGGGCGTTCTCTGTGGATCGCTGGGACGAGGGCTGGACAGAAAGCGTCAAACGCCAGGTAGTGAAGGATGCTTTTTATATTCATCAGCATAAAGGAACCACCAGTGCCGTGCGGCGGGTGGTGGAACCGTTCGGATTCCTGATCCGCATTATTGAGTGGTGGCAGACCGGAGAGGCTCCGGGCACGTTTCGCCTGGATATCGGCGTGCAGGACCAGGGCATCACTGAAGATACCTATCTGGAACTTGAGCGACTGATAAGCGATGCCAAACCATGTAGCCGCCACATGATCGGCATGTCCATCAATCTGCAGACCAGCGGCCCGCATTGGGTGGGAGCCGCCAGCTATCTTGGCGAAGAAATCACGATCTATCCGTATATCAACGAAACAATTATTTCTGGCGGCACCGCGCATGAAGGCGGGGCGGTCCATGTTATTGACACAATGAGAGTGAATCCATGAGCACAAAATTTTATACCCTGCTGACGGATATTGGCGCGGCGAAACTTGCCAGCGCCGCCGCGCTCGGTGTGCCGCTAAAAATTACCCATATGGCGGTGGGCGATGGTGGCGGAACATTGCCGACGCCGGACGCAAAGCAGAGTGCACTGGTAAATGAGAAACGTCGGGCTGCGCTGAATATGCTCTATATCGACCCACAGAACAGCAGCCAGATTATTGCTGAACAGGTGATCCCTGAAAACGAGGGCGGTTGGTGGATACGTGAAGTGGGCCTGTTTGATGAGTCCGGGGCATTGATTGCCGTGGGAAACTGCCCGGAAAGCTATAAGCCGCAACTGGCTGAAGGTAGCGGGCGCACTCAGACCGTGCGCATGGTGCTGATTACCAGCAGCACGGACAATATCACCCTGAAAATCGACCCTGCTGTAGTGCTGGCAACCCGCAAGTATGTGGATGACAAGGCACTGGAGCTGAAGGTGTACGCGGATGATCAGATGGCAAAACATCTTGCCGCACCGGACCCGCATTCACAGTATGCACCCAAAGAAAGTCCGACGTTTACCGGGACACCCAAAGCGCCAACGCCAGCAGCAGGGAATAACACCACGCAGATTGCGACCACCGCGTTTGTTCAGGCGGCTCTGACGGCCCTTATTAATGGTGCGCCAGCCACGCTGGACACGCTGAAAGAAATAGCCGCAGCCATTAACAATGATCCGAATTTCAGTACCACCATTAACAATGTGCTGGCACTAAAAGCACCGTTGTCGAGTCCGGCACTCACCGGAACGCCAACAGCCCCCACGGCGGAGCAGTCGGTCAACAATACACAGATTGCCACTACGGCTTTTGTGAAATCGGCGATTGCAGGAATGGTGGGTTCTGCACCCGCGGCACTGGATACACTGAACGAACTGGCGGCGGCACTGGGGAATGATCCGAACTTTGCCACGACAATGCTTAATGCGCTGGCAGGTAAACAACCGCTGGACAATACGCTGACTAATTTGAGTGGAAAGGATGTTGCTGGTCTTCTCGCATACCTTGGTTTGGTGGATGATTCCGGTGTAGTAGGCCGCTTGCTTAATACTCAAGTGATTACCTCATCTGGTACTTACACCCCAACACCGGGTACCCGGAAAATTAAGGTAATTCTTACCGGGGGAGGTGGCGGTGGTAGTTCTGTCATCGCCACATCATTTTCTCAGACGGCGTTTGGAGGTGGAGGTGGCTCTGCCGCAACCTGCATCGGTATTTTTGACCTTGAAGATATCAGTGATTTTTCTGTCGTTATCGGAGCAGGTGGAACAGCTGGTAATCCAGGTGGGACATCAACATTTAATGGAATGTCAGCCGGTTGCGGTGGTGGTGGATCCGGCGTAAACACTCCGGCAACTGGTACTGGTGGTACAGCTGGAACAGCTACTGGCGGGCTAATCAATATCCATGGTGGCCATGGTAGTGACGGTCAGGTGGGAAGTTATTACTCATTTGGTAATGGTGCGGCTTCGTTCTGGGGGGGAGGTGGTCGTTCTGGTGCTGCTAATGGTATTGCAGCCAAAGCATATGGTGCTGGCGGAGGTGCTGCTTATGACACCGCTTTTTCAGGAGTGCTAAAAGCCGGTGGA